ATAGTTCGCCCTGCCATTGCTTTTATATTTGTGGGTGAGCTGTTAGTAATTAACTTAGTGTCTTTGTTTTGGGCGATGAAAACAGGTGTGGATTTTAACACCGCGCTTGAATTAGTATTTAGTGCTGATGAAATGGCTATTACCTTTACCATAGTGGGCTTTTACTACGGTCGTGATGGTTGGAATAAGAAGTAATGAAAGCTAGTAAAGAATGCCTTAAAATGCTGGCTCACCACGAGGGGGTCAGGCAAAAGCCATATAAATGCCCTGCTGGTTTGTGGACGGTGGGCGTTGGGCATTTGATTGGTGATGGTAAAACGCTGCCTGACTCATGGAATAAAACTTTTACTTTGGACGAGGTATATGACATATTGGCTAAGGATGTCGCACGATTTGAACGAGGGGTTAACAAATACATCACTGTTCCGCTTAGACAAAATGAATTTGACGCTCTTGTATCTTTTTCTTTTAATCTCGGTCTTGGTGTATTGCAGCGGTCAACCCTCCGGCAAGCGCTTAATCGCGGCGACAAAGAGGGTGCTATTGCGAGTCTTCTCAAGTATAATAAAGCCGGTGGTAAGGTCTTGAAAGGATTAGACAACCGCCGCAAAGACGAAGCAGCACTGTTCAGGAAAGAATAAAATGCCATTACAGAAACTAGAATTTAGACCAGGATTAAACCGCGAAGGTACAGACTATGCCAATGAAGGCGGTTGGTACGACGGCGACAAGATTCGTTTTCGTTCTGGTTTCCCTGAAAAGATTGGTGGCTGGTCTCGCTTATCAAATAGCACTTATCTAGGTGTTGCTCGTTCTTTATGGAATTGGCAGGCACTTGATAGTTCTAATTATCTAGGTGTTGGCACTAACATTAAGTATTACATCGAAAAAGGGAGTCAATACTTTGATATTACCCCATACAGTACAATCGGTGCGGCTGGTGATGCTACATTCGCGGCTACTACAGGTTCAAGTACACTTACGGTAACTGACGGTACATATAATCCTTCAGTAGGAGACTTTGTTGTATTTAGTGCAGCTGTATCATTAGGTGGAAACATCACCGCTGCGGTATTAAACCAAGAATATGAAGTGCTTACAGTACCATCAACTACCACATATACAATCTTAGCACGAAGCGCATCAACTGGACTTCCTGTACTAGCTAATGGTTCAGACGTTGGGGATGGTGGCGCTTCTACCGTTGCATCTTATGAAGTACCTATTGGGCTAAACGTATTTACTGTTGGTACTGGTTGGGGTGCAGGTCCTTGGAGTCGAGGTACTTGGGGGTCTTCATATACATCAGGTATAGGTCAACAATTGCGCTTATGGTCTAATGATAACTTTGGTCAAGACCTTGTTATTGCACCTCGTGGAGGCGGTATATACTACTGGAAAGCCTCAGATGGTGTTACAACTAGAGCAGAGTCACTAAATACTCTCTCAACTAATGCGGGTTTTTCTGGTGATTATGTCCCCAATACAACTAACCAGATTGTGTCCTCAGCTATTCAGAAATTTGTTATTGCTATGGGTGCTAACCCTTATGTATCTGGCACACCTGACACAGACTTCAACCCAATGCTTGTTCGGTGGTCAGACCAGCTTAATCCATACGAGTGGGTCCCAGCTATTACAAATCAGTCTGGTGAATTTGCTTTAACTAATGGCTCTTTTATCGTGGGCTCTCGGGCTACTCGACAAGAAATTTTAATATGGACTGACTCTGCTATTTATTCTATGCAGTATTTAGGTGCTCCATATGTGTGGGGATTTAATATCTTAATGGATAATATTTCTATCATGTCTCCTAACGCAATGATAACTGTAAACAATGTAACGTACTGGATGGGTGGTGACAAGTTTTACATGTATTCTGGTCGTGTGGAAACTTTACCATGCGCATTGCGTCAGTATGTTTTTAATGACATTAATAAAGACCAATCATTCCAGGTATTTGCTGGGGGTAATGAGGGATACAACGAAGTCTGGTGGTTCTATGTAAGTAATTCAAGTGGTGGAACCACAGTTGATAAGTATGTAATCTATAACTATGTTGACCGAGTTTGGTACTATGGCTCTATGGCGCGCAGTGCTTGGTTAGATTCAGGCATTCGTCAGTATCCTATGGCAGCGGATTATAATAACCGTGTTCTTTACCATGAGTCTTCAGTTGATGATAACGCTGGTGAAACTACTCTACCTATTACTGCGTATGTACAGTCTTCTGACTTTGATATCGGGGATGGACATAACTTTGGCTTCGTGTGGCGCATACTACCAGATATAAACTTTAATGGTTCTAATATAAACCAGCCGTCTGTAACCATGACTGTTAAGCCTCGCCAAAACTCAGGTTCACCTTACGGTGCGGCTAATAACCCTCTAGTACGAAGTGCGGATAACTTTAGTACAACTCAGGTATATAATGTACAAGAATTTACAGGTCAAGTGTACACTCGCATTCGGGGTCGTCAGATGGCATTTAGGATTGAGTCAGATGGGCTAGGTGTATCATGGCAACTAGGTATGCCCCGTATTGATATTAGACCAGATGGGCGTAGATAATGGCATACAATACTCCGTTAAAAAATACGCAGTTAATTCCGCCAAAAGCACCCAACTTACCTATTGCTCCGGTGGAGTATGCTCAGCAATACCAAGACCAATTAAACAACGCGTTTCGGCTTTACTTTGGGCAGTTAGATAACATAACGCAGGCACTTACAATACCTGATTCGGGAGTGACAGCAGATAGGCCTATAAGTACGGCGTTCGTTAAGCTACAGATAGGGCAGTACTATTTTGATACTACTATAGGTAGACCTATTTGGTGGAATGGTACTAACTGGATAAACGCTGCTGGAACAGTAGTTTAATATTGTATAGGCGTAATAATGATGATATTATTCAGTAAAATAAACAAGGAATCGCATTATGGGTAACTATAAATTTAACAGATTGCTCCGTCACCCCGGCTATAACGTAGAAGGCATGCTAATAGGCGCTGCAGTTGGCGGCGGTACGGCGTTGTTAACCGGCGAAGATGTTCTTACTGGTGCCTTAATGGGTGCGGGTACAGCAGGTCTTACTTCAGGTGCGCAAGGACTTTTAGGCGCAGCTAACACAGCTGCGCTAGACACAGCAATAGATACAGGTGTAGGTGTCGGTACACAAGCAGCGACAGAAGCAGCGACGGCGGCTCAATCGGCGGCTCAATCGGCTATGACAGCTCCTACAGTAGCACCTATTGGTGGAATTTCTACAGCAGCGGGGCAAGGTATTTCCTCCGGTGCAGCTACACAAGGTCTTCCTACCGCAGTATCTCAAGGTGCTTACCCTAACTTTGCTGCAAACGCAGTACCACAAGGTGCAGTATCAACTGCTAACCTACCGGGTGCACAAATGGGTGTAGCTAATGCGGCCCGTGCAACTGCACAACCTGGCCTAATGACTCAAACTAGCGACTGGTGGAACTCATTATCTCCTATGGAGAAAGCAGGGGTAGGTATCGGTGGTAGTGCTTTATTAAGTTCAGCAATGGCCCCTAATGAGATGCCTGAAGAAGAAGAATACGATGGTGTTTTGAATAAATTTAAATACGACCCTACCAAGTTCCGTCCTTCAACTCCAACACCAAGGGTATATCAACCTCGTTATGCTCAAGGTGGTATTGCTGCAGTGGCAAATCAAGGCTATCCAATGGGTAGACAAGACCCAACTCAGTACGCAGTTCCAAGTCAAATGCCAATGAGTAGCGCGGTAGTTAACGCTGACTACGAGCCAGTTGAAATGGCGGTTGGTGGTATGGCAAATATAGGGGCGTTTAAAAAACGTAAATTTAACCCACTAGCTAACTTTAAAGCTAGAGACGCAGTGCAGCCTAATGTATACCGTCCAAATAGTACATCAACTTCAGAGCCTAAGGCTAGCCACATATACAAACCAAAATATGCTGCTGGTGGTATCGCTGATTATAATCTTGGCGGCTATGCTAAAGGCGGTAATCCGCGTTTGCTTAAAGGTCCAGGTGACGGCATGAGTGACGATATTCCAGCTACGATTGCTAATAAACAACCAGCTCGATTGGCTGATGGTGAGTTTGTAGTGCCAGCTGATGTTGTTAGCCATTTAGGTAATGGGTCTACTGATGCAGGTGCTAAGCACTTATATAAAATGATGGACAATGTACGTAAAGCACGTACAGGTAAGAAAGCTCAGGGTAAACAAATTAAATCTGAGAAGTTCCTACCAGCATAGGATTAAAATGACCTTACAAATTAAGGTGGTCGATACAAACTTCGTCCACCAAGTATGGCCTAGTGTTGAAGGCTTTATTGCCGCTGCTTTAGACTCAATGGATAATTTCCCTGACTGGAGCAGAAACTACAACATAGAGCATATTAAAATGTATCTTACCTCAGGGCAATGGTATTTATTTGTTGCTATAGATGAGACTGGATATATACAGGGGTGTGCAACGGTATCAATTGCTAATGTACCTCTACATAGAATAGCGTTTATTACTGCTACAGGCGGTAAGTTTATTGCAACTCAAGAAGTGTTCGCACAGTTAAAGCGGATACTAAAAGAGTTAGGTGCAACAAAGATACAAGGCTACGGTAAAGATTCTATAGTGCGGTTATGGCGTAGGTTTGACTTTGAGCCTCGTAACACTCTAGTAGAAGTGCTTTTATAATGCAAGTATCTTTAGTACCTGTAGAGCACGTTGAAAAAGTATGGCCTCAAATAGAGAAGTATTTAGAGGGACCTGCCAAGTATTCGTACGGTAGGTATGAAGTAGAAGATATTAAACAAGGGTTATTAACTAAGCCACAGCATCTTTGGATTGCATTTGAAGGAACTGAGGTATACGGTGCAGTTATTACTACATTTAGTTATTATCCTAGAATGACATCGCTAGATATGATATTTACTGGTGGTAAAGAGTTGAAGAAGTGGAAAGACCCCATGCTTGCTATACTACAAAAGTTTGCTAAAGAGCACGGGTGTAAGATTATAGAAAGCTATGGTCGCCCCGGTTGGGAAAAGATTTTTAAAAATGACGGATACAAATCGCGGTTTGTGTTTTATGAGTTGCCAGTGGAGAAATAAGTATGAGTAAGCATTTCGAGATGTTGCCTGAAGAAGCCTTCCAAAAAATAGGGAAGACTATGAAGCTATACAAAAAAGGCGGCGGTGGCGGTGGAAACAGTACAGTTAACCAGACTAACATCCCAGACTATGCTCGCGGCTATGTTGAGAACATGCTTGGTGCAGCTCAACAGCAACTATTTAATACTACTACGGATGCAAAGGGCAATATAAGTATTGATTCATTTAGGGACTTTGTTCCTTATAGTGAAAACCCCGAGGACTATGTTGCAGGGTTTTCTGACCTTCAAAATACCGCCCGTGACTCCGCAGCGGGTCTATCAACTCCAGGTCAATTTAATACAGCTACAAACATGTCAACTGCGGCAGGAAACACTGCATTAGACGCTGCTGGGAACGCTACACTTTTAGCAGGTCTTGGTACTGATGTCGGTATGGGCGCATTAAACTATGGTGCTTCTGGCGCGGGTTATGGTGCTTCTGGCGCGGGTTATGGTGCTGAGGCAGGTAATGCGGGTGCTGAATATGAAGCTAAGGCTACCAACCCTAACGCATATAAAGCGTACATGAACCCGTACTTAGAGTCTTCACTTGCTCCTCAAATTGAGGCAATGCGTCGTCAATACGGTATTACTGGTACTGAACAACAAGGTAGAGCTACTGCAGCGGGTGCATTTGGCGGGTCTCGTGAAGCTCTTATGGCATCGGAAAATGAACGTGCTAAGAACTCAGCTATTGATAACGCTATTGCTCAAGGCTATAAAACAGCATTTGATAACGCTCAAAGCGGAATACAGTTTGGTTCTAATCTGGGACTTAAAGGTAAAGAGACTGCTATACAAGGTGCCAATACAGGCATTTCTGGTGCTAATGCGGGTATATCAGGTGTTAATACAGCGCTAACAGGTGTTAATACAGGCATAGCAGGTGTTGGTACAGCAATAACAGGCGCTAACGCAGCAAACACCGCAGGTGCTACATTAGCCGATACTGGCACTAAAGAGCTAGCCGCAGACACAAGTATAATTGACACTCAGAATAAACTAGGTGCTGAAGACAGGGCTTATGACCAAGCGGTTATTGACCAAGCTATTAGCACTTACGCAAATGAACAACAAGCCCCAATGCAAGCTTTAGCAAACATGAGTGGGCTACTACGTGGTCTACCTTTAGAACAAACTACTACAGACACTTATTCAGCCGGTCCTGGTGCACTACAAACCGCGGCGGCAATAGGAACTGGTATCGCTGGCGCAGGAAAAGGTGTAGCTAAAGGTGGGGTAATTAAATCTTATGCGAGTGGTGGCATTGTTGGCTACGCAGGTGGTGGCGATGTTATGAGCGAAGAGAATGCAAGAGGTATTGCACAAGACTTGACTGCAGACCAAATG